TGCATAAAACGTACATTTTCAAGTAAGTGCTTTTTTTATAAAGTATATAGTTGACAATATAAAAATACTAATTTAGTGTATTTACTTGAATAAGTTTATAACATAAAAAAGTTAAAAAAAAAAAAAAAAAAATACACTGGATACTTGAATTAGTTGAAAAATACTGGAATTAGGTGAAATAGCTTAGAGTTTGGCATAAAAATTATGTGCTGCGGGGCGGACTCTTTTTAGTAAAAATTAAAAATATATGGAATTTTAGATTATGAGCAAAAAAAAAGACCCGACCGACAAAGGTAAAGTCAATTTTTCCGATTATTTCTTTTTAAACGTTAACGCATCCCTTTTCGGTTTATTAACTATTTCATCAAATGGTTTTTTTATTAAAACTGCGAGAATTAATGACATAAAACCTTTTGACTTTAACACTATAACCACCGCAAAGGAGGAAATAACGTTATGAATATACCTTCATATATAACCTTCCAAATATTAATTGTCAAGCTTTTTAGCGGACAAATTCGTCCTTTGACATGCCTACGACTACAGGCGTACTATTATATCCTTAATATTTTCAAGATATTCTTTATGAATAAGAACTCAATTGATGATTTAGTATTCAATTGGATACAGTCATTAGAATTAAATTGCACTGATAAATGGATAATGAATTGTTTATATAACAAAATTGGTCTTCGCTCCAGTGAATTAGATGATGATAGATTTAATGCTTATTGTTCAACAGATTTTCAAAATGTTAGAAGGGAATTAAGAAGGTTTGTTAAGAAAAAAATATTAAAAGTAGAGTATGACTCCTATAAAAATCGTACAGTAACCATCTTAGTTCCAAAGTTTATAAAGAAAATCGCAAAAAATTATTACTCCACAGAAAATAGATCCCTAACTTTCTACGGCAACCCAGTAGAAGAAATAGTTACAAACTATGATGGTAAAATCATAAGAGAAATTAAATTACTAGATGTCTATAGCGAAGATGGGCATATCCATTTTAAAGAATACTGGATACTCAAAGAAGTAGCAATAGAATCAGAATCAGAATCAGAATCAGAATCAGAATCAGGTGTAGTATGCTTTAAAGGCTTACCTTACATAACAAAATCTGCACATTTTCTAATTAGACCATTAAGAGATCAAATTCAACAACTAGGAGTTCACGCATGACCCGAGAACAAGAACTTATGCTTTTATCAAGCAGGATAAGAAAAATGATAATAGACAAACAGTTTAACAATCAAACGTTTGTACACACTGTAGAAACCTTATTAACGCTATTAGAAGAGCATTTGGAGGAGTAGATGACTGAAGAAGAACTAAGAAATCGCTGGTTAACACACATACTACATTTTACTGATTGGTCTAAAGAGAAAGATAATCGGGAAAATAATAACAATTTAGAAAATAAGGAGGCTGTAGCATGAATACTAATAGTGTATCCAGATCAATATTTTCACATAAAAAACTGAGAAGAATCTAATGAAAGCAAAAAGTAATATTGTTAAATTTAAACACTCTTACAAAAAGAGAGAAAATATAAAACCTTACGCTAAATACGATCTGGATTGGTGTAAAATACCACGAGCGAACGATAATAGCAAGAACTTACCTTATATAACTGTCGCATTATGTTCTAGATTAGAATATGAATTACATAGGAATAATTACCGCCCTGTATTTTTAACTTCTGATTGGTTTGCTCAGGTTACAGGAAAGAAACGCCACCAAAACGCAAATTTGCGTGATCAGATATCTCATATATATCATTTTAAATGGCATCCAAAAGTTAGAGTAGATGGAGTACTGCTATCGAATGTTTTTGAAGTTTGGTACACAATAGACGCACCTAAAATATTAAATTTACAAGAGGTCGAAACTCCTAAAAAACAACTAAATCACGAGGTTGTAGATACTCCAAAAAATTCTCCGAGGGTGGAGAAAAAATTCTCCGAGGGTGGAGAAAAAATTCTACAGCCTATAGTAGATAAAGAAATAATAAACCTTCCTAAAGAAGGTTTATTTATTTCGAATAATGAAAAATTAAAAATAAAAAAAATTGAGCCTGTAAAAAATTCCGTTGAAAATTCACAGCAAAATACCCCGCAAGAAAAATCACTTTTGGAGAGTGATTTTCTTGCTAGTAGTGAACTAGTTGAAAATGATATCGAGTTTAACTGCACTGATACGGCGCTTTCTGAAATTCCAGAGTATGCCATAGCAGATTTTGGGTTGGCAAAAGGAGTTTTTGATTATGGTCATTGCCCACCACAGACAGTAGAGCCAGTTGAAAAACCGCCTATTGCTAGAGATACAAACATTCACAAAAAAAAGGTAAGAAAAATGAATGCACCACAGGTTAATTTTACACCACAACAGCAGCTATCTTGTCAAATATTAAAAACATTTGCAGCACCTATTGCAGCAGAATTGCAGCAGAAACTAGACATAAAAGCCATAGCACCGAATAAAATAGGCTTGCAGTTTAAGCAAGAATTAAAGCTTAATTCTGATGAAAAAGATCGATTAAAACAAGTGATAAGATTCGTTTATGGCGATGACGTTCAGATGGTGCTAGTAAAACCAGATAAGCCTAAAATGGCAACGAAAGAGGATACGGCAAAACGTAGTGAACTTAAAGCCTTAACTCCCGCAGAAACTAAGTGGGAAGCTGTAAAAAATGATGTTTTAGACGTTATCCACCAAAACCAAAGAGAGTACTATCAGAGCTATTTTGCAAGAGCAGAAGTGATAAGCCTAGATGGTAGGAAACTTAAGCTACAAGCTAAGGCAGATGTTTGTTATAAAATGGAAGATAAAGAATCAACAATTGAACAAATGGCAGCAAAGCACAACGTTGATATAGAAGTGAAAAATATATCTGATAGAGATACTTTATATTTGCCATGGACTTTTGATTCATTAAGTTTGCCACCACTAACATTGGGAGAATAAGTATGTATAAAGAGTTAAATAAAATTAAAACTGTTTTTTTTGTATTGGATTTAAGATTGTCTGGTGGTTTTTATAATTGCAATTTAGTTACAATCGCCAGCAGGGCTCAGATGGGTAAAAGAGATTTAATGTTAAATATAGCAACTAATATCGCAAAAGATTTTGGTACTAATCAACATAAAAAGAATGTTGCTATTTTTAGCTTAACTATTTCAGAAGATGAATTGAATCATAAGCTGCATAGTATATCGAATGGAGAGATTGCAAAATTTGACATGTTATACAATGAAAAAAATAGCAAATTTATTGATATGAATGATTGGAAAAAAGAGGAATAAATAACATGTCAGGAAGTTTAAACAAAGTAACGTTAATAGGACGTTTAGGAAGAGACCCAGAAATGAGATCAACTAATGATGGAAAGGAAATAGCTAACTTTAATCTAGCAACAACTGAAAGTTGGAAAGATAAATTCACAAACGAAAAAAAAGAAAAAACCGAGTGGCATAAGGTTGTATGTTTTAACGAAGGGTTGGTTCGTGTAATAAAGGAATATGTAAAAAAAGGTACAAGACTTTATCTTGAGGGTCAGTTGCAAACAAGGAAGTGGACAGACAAGGACAATCAGGAAAAATATACTACCGAAGTGGTTTTGCAAGGTTATAATACGAGTTTAATATTACTGAGTTCAAATAGTAATACCGCATCAGTAGAGCAGGGTAATCACCAAAGTAGCACCTCTACAGCTGATTACGATGATCTAGACGATGAAATTCCTTTTTGAGTGATCTGATTATGACAAAATATATTAAAACAAAAAAGATATTTGTAAAGGATCTAAAATTTACACCAGAACAACTTAAAGAAATCGAAGAAATAGCTAGTAAGTATGCTCTTAGAGAAGTAACTAAGTATTTAAATGTCGGTGAGGGTAGATTCAATAATTTACGAACCAAGAATCAGTCCATCAAAACAGCTGTAGAAAAAGGTTTAGCTAGAAGAGGTAATAAGAAAACACAAAATAAAGGAAGCTCAAGTGAAATATCCATTGCTCAATCATCTATTAATATGCAGCAGAAGGATGCGTTAAAAAAATTTAGGGAAGAATTTGAAAAAAACAGGGTGGATAGATTAAAGAGAGAGTTGAGAAATATAGATATAATTTAGGTTAATTTTTTAATCATTGACTTAAAAATAGAGTGATAAAAAAGCAACAATTTCCATAAAAAACATTATGTATCTTTTTTTGAATAGAATTTTCTTAAGGATTATTTTTGTTTTTTAACTTTTTGGGAGGTAAAGGGCACTGCACATTAACATAAAATATATAATAAGAAATTTGAAATCTAGTCATTTATATGAAAAATATAAACAACGTTTTGTGACCCTCAATAGATCAAGTTAACCACTAAATACTGCCTTGTCAATAGTGGCTGAAAAAAGTATAATAAAACCAGTTACATTGCGAGATAATTATATGACACATAACCTAGGCGGTCGTCCTAAAATTGAACTAACACAAAAAGAAATAGAAGAAGTTGAAGGATTATCTGCTCACTTTACTCTTGAACAGATGGCAGACTATTTTGGTATTGCTAAAAATACATTCTTAGCGATTAGAGATAGACAACCAGAGGTTTTTGAGCTGTATAAAAAAGGCAGAGCCAAGAAGCACCTAAAATATTCCAAACATTTAGAAGCAAAAGCTATGGGTGAATCTATAGAAGGTGATTCAGCTTGTCTTATGTTTTACTTAAAGACACAGGCTGGCTGGCGTGAAACTCAGTCTATAGAAACCAAAGACACAACTCCATCTAAACAACTTCCACAAATTAACATACACGTAAATGATAAGCCAGAACACAGACTTAAGGATTGAGTGGTGGCAGGAGCCACTATTTGAACCATATAGATATAAAATACTATATGGCGGACGTGGAAGCGGTAAGTCTTTTGCTGTAGCGGATAGTTTATTACTTACTGCAATACAAAAATCTTGCTTAGTACTATGTGGTCGTGAGTTCCAAAACTCAATTAAAGATAGCGTTCATTCGTTATTAAAGCAGAGGATAGAATCACTGGGATTGACTAATTATTATGAAATAACGCATGATGCTATCAAATGCCCTTTATCAGAAAGTCGCTTTATCTTTAAGGGGTTACATCACAACATATCTAGTATCAAATCTATGGCAGGTATTACTCACTTATGGATTGAAGAGGCGGACACTTTATCCGCTGAAAGCTGGAAAATAATTAAGCCAACTATTAGAAATGAAGGCTCTGAGATTTGGATAACAATGAATCCAAAGAATAAGTCTGATGTTTTATATAGAGAGTTTATTGAGCCTGAAGAAGTCCCTAAAAACACTTACAGAGTAAAAGTAAATTGGCAAGATAATCCTTATTTTCCAGATGTTCTAAAAGATGAAATGGAGCGTGATAAGGAAAGAGATTATGGTTATTATCGACATGTGTGGGAAGGTGAGTGTTTAGAGCATTCAGATGCCCAAGTATTTAAAGATAAGTGGATTGAACAAGAATTCGAAGAAGATACATCAGTTCATAAATACTTTGGTTTAGATTTTGGGTATTCACAAGACCCAACAGCTGGTGTGAGATGCTACGCTAAAGATAATGTACTTTATATTACACACGAGGCTTTTCAAACAAAGCTTGAGATAGATAATATAGGAGATTTTTTAATACAACATTTACCAGACTTAAGAGGCAATGCCATATATGCAGACAGTTCACGTCCTGAAACAATATCTCATATCAATAAAAGAGAATATGGTTTTAGTGTTTATGGTGCAGATAAGGGCAAAGGTTCAATTGAAGATGGTATAGAGTATATCAGGTCATTTGATAAAGTAATTATTCATAAAAGGTGTAAGAATATAGCTAATGAGTTTGCTACATATTCATTTAAAGTAGATGAGAGAAGCGGTGATATTACTAACAAGGTTGAAGATAAAAATAATCACGGAATCGATGCTCTACGCTATGCCTTAGAACGCTCCATGAAGAGGTCACTAGTTAATTACGAGAAAATGAAATTAAATGCAGGTAGATTTTAAATGGATATAAATACAGTAAGAATATTATCATTAGATGGTGGTGGCGTAAGAGGTTACTTATCATTAAAGTTTTTGCAAAGATTTATTCAGCAATGGGGTATTAAATCTGATGAATTATGGAAATATTTTGATGTTATCACAGGAACTTCTATCGGCGGAATACAAGCTCTTGCCTATGCATATGGAAGAAGCCCTGAATATTTAGAACCTTTTTTCAGAGAGAAAGCTAAAAGAGTATTTACTATTCGTGGTGCTTTAGATGTAGGGCAATGTAACACTAACTATGATTCAAACAGACCAAACATTGCTCAGAAAATTATATTAATTGGCCAAAATGATCCATTCTATAAATCAGCTTGCCCAACAACTGGATATCCTCAAGATAGCAATTATGGTCATGTGATATTAAACCAAGTATTAGTTGATAATTTTGGTACAGATAAAATGCGTGATTTAAAAACTAAAGTAATAATTCCAGCATATCAGGATGATACTAGTACTTATGTTAATTTTTCAAACTATAGTAACAGCAATATGTTTATTGGTAAAGATGAGTCTATAGTTGATGTAGCTCGTGCTACTTCTGCTGCTCCTGTTTATCTCCCTTCTCATAAATTTGGTACACCAGAACATATTTACATAGATGGAGGAGTTTATCAAAATAACCCGTCTGAAATAGCGTTAAGTTTAGGTAAAGCTTTAAAACCAACTGCTAATAGAGCTTGTGTATTATCACTTGGTACAGGTATAGGTGAAATGGGTTTTGATGAGGCTAATACATTTTTAAAATCTGAAAATACCAGTAATGCAGATAATGGGGTTGCTAAAATATTCTCTCTATTCGATATAGCTTCTACTGGTGGTCAAGAATCAGTTGATTTTAATTTGAAATTTAGAGCTAACAATACATTAGAGCAATTATATTATTATAGATTTCAACCGAAATTAGATAAAAATCTAGATACTGAGTTAGATAATAGTGATGTTGCTTTTTTAGATTATATGGAGGTTACAGCAAATACTCATTTTAATAATGATACGGAGAATATTAACAACTTCTTAGGGCATTTAATAGCATGAATATGGAGTTTAATCCTTTACATAATTTTATTTCACCAGTTACTGGTAGGATATTATCAGACCATGATTATGTGTTGGTAGGTAATAAAGAAGGTGTTGCTATACCTTCTCCTATTTTAATTGATATGAGATTAGATTTTATCAACTTTAAAAATAGGTTTGATACTTTAACTAGTGCAGATTTAATAATAGGCCATAAAAATAAGGAATTACCTAAGGCGCAATCTTTAAATGATTTAGCTAATGGATTTATGTTTAATACAGGTGGAATTATCAGTACTACTAATGATATACCATTGCCTAATTTAGAATATGGTCATTTATGGATAGGAGATGTTCATAAAAAACCTATTCAAACAAAAATTTTACAAATAGATAATTTACCAAATCTTGAAAATAATAAAATATGGGTTGGAGAAAATGGCGATAGACCAGTAGCAAAAACTAGCATCAAAATAGATAATTTACCCACTTTGGGTGTTACCTCTATTCCTACCCCTACTGGAGGTTTTATTGGTAAAGTTTGGGAAGGAACATCATCGGGGAGACCAGAGGAATCTAATATTGTTGGTGAAATGTTTGCTGATATAATAGCTTTAAATGCAAGATTTTTATCAGGGGAATTTATAATGGGTGATGCTGTAATACAAGCAACTTACCCTAAATCTCAATTTCTTGTAAATTTAGCTGATGGAATGCTAAAGAAAACAGGCAAAACTTTACAACATGCGGTTTCGGGAACAGATTATGTTGATACTTTAGATAATCCTATTGAAAGAATAATACCAGTTTGGAAATCCAATAATAGCAAAATATTACATAATACAGGAGTTAGTATAGATGAACAAAATAGAATATCAGGAATAGATACAGTTAATACTAAATTTGTTATAGCATCAGATCAAATTACTTCTAATACTTCTATTTTTGGACTTAATAATGTAGGAACTAGAGAATTAAAAATATATGATTATTGGAATGGCGCAGGAAGATTAACAAAATCAGTAAATTTTAAAGGACCAACAAAATTAAACAGTAACTTAACATGGATTTTGCCAGATGCAATAAGTTCAACTGGTCAAGCTTTAGTTGATAAAGGCAATAATGCTTCAGGCGAAAGGATATTAGGTTTTTCTAATATTTCACCATATGATGCAACTTATATAATAAAACAACCAAATGCACAATTGACTAATGCACAAGTTTTAAGTGAACTTGGTACTGGTATTACAAAAATAATAGCTAACGGAGAATTTGCAATTGCTGTAGCTGATCAAGATTATGCAACTAAAGAAACTCTTGAACAGATAAAAACTGAAACTGAATTATACAAAAATCAAGCAAGTGCATCTGCTACAGAAGCAACAACGGCGGCAGGAGAGGCAACTGCTTCAGCTACCGCTGCTAGTGGTTCTGCAACTGCTGCTGGAGTATCTGCTGCGGGTGCGGCGGCTTCGGCTATTGCTGCTGCAACATCAGCGAGCAGTGCATCATCTTCTGCATCAAGTGCTGATACATCTGCTGGTAATGCAAAAACATCAGAGGAAAACTCGGCAGCATATTTAAATCAGCTATTAAATACTAGTATAACATTAACTGGAGACGTTTTAGGTAGTGGTCCTTTAAAAGACCCTATTACTCTTACTATGAATCTTGGTTCTGAGCTTAATGCTCTATCCACTTTTTCTCAAAATGGAATAATGGTCAGAACTGATACTGGTAATTATACAGGAAGAAGTTTAATAGCTGGAACTGGAATTAATATAACTAATGCTGATGGTGTCGCTGATAATCCAATAATTGGATTAGGTATTGTGCCTATTAATACACTGGAAAATTACCCAAATGATGCTAATAAATTTTTAAATGGTGCTGGTCAATGGCAACAGCAAAAAGATGATTGGTGGAATATATTACCAACAAATGAAGTAAATTTTAATAATCAACAAATAAAAAATTGTCGATTTCTTCAATTAAATTCACCTGATAATACATGGATGGGTATTGCTTTTCATAATAATATTGGTCGTAGATTTGTATTTGAAACAGATTCGGAAGAAAATGGAAATTTTTATTTGTATTCTGACATGACTAATAAGGATATATGGAGATATCACGCAAAAGCACCTATTGATTATTTTAATATTAATTGCCTTCTTTCAATGACCGGTAATAAAATTGAAAATGTAGCAGAACCAACTAACAATTCAGACGCAGCTACTAAGAACTATGTTGATAATAAACACTTAGGTAGTTTTATTAGAGATATGAATTTTCAAACTATATATCATTTAGCAGAACCAATTTTGGGCTGGGATGCAGCTACTAAGAACTATGTTGATAATAAAGTTGGTTCAAAATTAGAATATATAACTACTGGAGATACTAATTTTCCTATTCGTTTTACTCGTGCTTTACATGTAGATAATTACTACGATTCTTTTATACGTGAATATGGAACTTATGGATATTTAAATTCAGGAGGAGGGACTGGTACTGTATCAGATAGTCCTGTTTATGACATAAAATGTAACGGAAGAATTAGAGTATCTGAAGTTAATGTATGGAGTTCTAAAAATATCAAAAATATTATAGAAAAAGGAGATATAGTAAACGCAGAAGCTGCTTCTATTATTCAAAGTTTACCAACGGTTAAGTATACTTTTAAAGATCAAACTCTAGATGGCAAAGGAATATACTACGGTGTAATTTCTGAAGAATTAAAGGACGTTTTGCCAGACTATGTTAAGAGTGGAGAGTTTAAATTTGCTGGTAATATTATGTTACCTGCAAAAGCAAAAATAACAAATAAAGATATTATTGAAATTAATATAAATAATATAAAATCAAAGCATCCAGACATTATAAATAAAACAATAAAAATTATTTCTGATAAAGAGGGTTTTGAAGGTGAAGTAATTTCTTTAGATACAAATGTTATACAGGTTAAAACTAAATTTGATTTAATGTTAACAACACATGAATTTGATGTTTTTGTATATGGTACTTATGAGGATTGTCCAACAGTAGCAAAAACACATCTTTTAGAAATGTCCTTGTGCGCTTTAAAAAATGTTTTATCTAGAATAGAAAAACTTGAAACAAATAGAAAATAAAAAGGTTTAATATGAGTAAAGAAAAAATTACAACAACAAAAACTTTGATAAAAGAGGCTACTCTTCCCATTAATTATCATGGAAAATTTTACCTAGATTGGTTTTTAGGAGATGTAAGTAATTTGCAATTATTTGCATCTAAATTGTTTGATCAATCTATTAATTTAAATGACTCTAATTGGTTGCAATATAAGATAGGTGCGGAGAAAGCATTAACTGAAATAGAAGATGATGTTGTAAATATAAGAAGGCTATTAGATGAATACAATTAATTAAAATAATTTAAATTAAGAGGATATTATGAATCAAAATGAAATACTTCAAAACTTACCTAAATATGTACAAGCTCTTTATAGTGATGGAGTTCTATATTGGTCATGTGATAAAGCAATCGCAACTGGAGAGCGTAAGAGTTTAGTTTTAAATGATATAAAATTAATTAAAGAGAATATTGCAGCTTGAAAAAAGTTAATAGGATAGTTATATGAAAAATATCTTAATTAGTATATACAGCCTAATCAATCGAAAAAAGAGGACAAAATGGAAAAAGTAGAAATAAAAAATTTATTAGCTGGTTTTGACATATCTAATGAAATGCATAGGTTTGATTTAGTATCAGAGTTTTTAAAGCAAACTGGCAAGCAGCTTTATATAAAAAAGCTTATAAATGAATCACCTAGTGCAGAAGACATCAAAATGTTTGCTGATAAACTCGTTGAGTTCAAAGAATTTACAGATAAATTATGCACTTTGTCAGCTACGAAAGCTTAATATTTGATCAGTTAGCGGATCAAAATACAGTACTGCTTAGTGTTGAAAAGCCTACGTTTTTAAATGCGGTCAATATTTGTAACATATCGGAAGATAATATAAGGATCAATTTACAAATAGTTCGGCTTTTAACCGACCCTAAGCAAGAGAATTTTTTAGTAAGAAACGTACTAATACAACCAAATGAGAGCCATAACCTAATTGCTCTTGGTAATTTGGAAGTGTTTTTGAAGGACGGCGATAATGTGCTTTGTTTTTCCAATGGTTATAGCCAGTTATTTGACTGCACTATTTGTTATACGGAGTTAAATGAGAAAGTATGAGAAAACAAACAATAGGTAAGCAAAAAGCGTTAAAAGATTTGCAAGATTATTATTGCTATGCAAATAATTCATCGATAAGACAGCAATGGTTGAATCAATACCTTATAAACCTTAGCTTTTATCGTGGTAACCAGTGGCTTGATCCAAATATATTAAAGGATATGCAAGATATAGGAGCTACTCCATATACTTATAATAATATAGAGCCGTTAGTAAATGCTTTTGTTAGTCTGCAAATTAGGTCAAGCAAAAGAGTTGGATACGAAGCAAGTTCTGATAACCCAGAACATATTAAGTTAGCGGAATATCTAAAACATCTTGCTTATGAAATACAAACTCAGAATGATCATGTTTTTTTCTCATCGCAAAAGTTTACTTCAAGCTTAATCGGTGGAATAGGATGGTCGTATTTTACTTATAAAGACAAAAAGTTTGTATATAAATATATCGATCCAATAGAGGTGCTATGGGATCCAGACGATAGAAGTTCACGTCTTGATGATTCTAACTTTGTATGTAGAGTACATTATGTACCTGCAATAAAATTAAAGAATCAATATCCACAACATGCCTCAGAGTTTGAACAAATGGTAGAGGAAAACTCTACTAATCCATCAGATTATACCGCGTATAATACTGCAACCGAAAATTCTTTTTGGAGGCAGTTTAACGGCAATAGTAATACAGTAGGTAATCCTCAAGATGATGGATCTTGGGTAAGAGGGCGTTCTATAAAAATAGTCGAAGTTTACTATAAAAAGCCAGCTAAATATTACGAAACTACAGTAATATTTCCAGAAAATGCTAATGTGGATGCAATTCCTAACGAACAATTATTTTCTACATTTGATGAATCAATAGCTAAAGAAAAATCAATTAACGGAAAAATAGAAGCAAAAGATGGTACACAAATTTGGCATGGAGTATTTTGTGACAATTTGCTTATAGAAAATTATCCAATTGCAGAACAAATACCAAATCAGAAATATTTGCCTTTAACGCCTATAGTATTAAAGAGAGATTACCAAGGCTTACCTTATGGTGTAGTTGATAACTTAATATCACCACAAAAGACCCATAATTTTCTATGGTCTACAACGCTGCATTACTTAGACGCTAAAACAATTATAGCTAGTGATGAGCAGGTTAATACCGACAAGTTGCGAGAATTTTTAAAGGATGAGATGCGTAGTAAAAACGGCGTAGCTTTTATCAAAAACCCTCGTGAGATACAGGTGCTAGACCATGAGAAAAACTTAAACCATAGAATGAATCTAATAAAAGCCAATTATAAGGAATTTGAAACTCAAACAGGTTTATACGATGAGTTAAAAGGCGAGCAAACAAATGCAATATCAGGAGTTGCTATTGCTCAAAGAGCTACAAACTCAATGAATGCACAGAATTCACTAGTACTTTCTTATGAAAATATGATCATATCAGAAGGTAAGATAATGCTAGATACGATCAAGGGACTTAATAATTTCCAATATAGCTTTAAGTTTTTTGCAAATGGTAGAACAAATCAAGCTTCACTGGATGATTCTATATCACTGTTGAATTTTGAAGTATATCCAGATGTATCACCTAATTTCTCATCAAGCGTTGAAGAAGAAAAAGCTAGATTTGCGGAATTAATGAGTAGTCCGAATCCAGCATTATTAATGAGTTCACCTTTATTTTTACGGGAACTCGGCTTTAGAGAGAATATAGCTTACGAGCTATCAGAAGAATATATGCGTATTACGGGTATGATGCAGCCAATGGAGCCGCAAACAAATGAACAAGAAAATGAGGTTATACAATGAATGAAGAACTGAAAGAAGATAATGAAGAAATTGTAGAAAATAGCGACATTAATTCTATTTATGAAAAGATGCTCCATAGAGAAGATAAAGGAAACTTTATATCCTCAGATAAAGATAAAAACACCTCTTTAGATAAAGATACAAAGAAACCTTTGTCTAAAGAGAGTAAAATTAAAGAAGAAAAATCAGAAGATACTGAGTTGTCAAAAGAAAGTGCACCCTCTAATGAGGATGATAATGCAAAGGAACAAAGTGCAGCAGATGACACAAAGTATAAAGACTTAGAGAAGCAAGTTAATGATGCTAAAAAATGGGGGCAGCAAAAAAATCGTCAGCTTATTAATAGTAAACGTAAAGTTTCAGAATTAGCATCCAAATTAGCTGAGGAAGGAATATTACCAGAGGAAGATATCAAAACCCTGTTAAACAGCTTTGATTCTGTCGATGATGATCATGAGGATACTCCAGAAGTCGAAGAGAATCCGTTTGTAAATATTAGACAGAAAATCGATAATGAATTTAAGACGTTTAAGCGTTATCACAAAGGTTCTGATCTTGATGAAAAATACCAAGCTTTTTATGCATTCTTTCCTATGATGAGTGAAAAAGAACAGGAGGAGTCATTTAATTATCTTAATGATTCAGATCCAGATGTTGCCCTTGATTATATTATGACTAATGGAGCAGAATTATATGAAAATATCTTTAAGGGAGCTAAAGAAAAAGGCGGCGTTTTAAAGTACGTAAAATCTTTGCAATCTAAACTGGAAAAGCTAGAGAAGAAAAGCAAAGAGCTTGAAAGCGAGCTTGATTCTACTACTAAAAAAGTGTATAATAGTAACAAGGATTCTGAAAGCATATCCTTGGTTAACAAAGCAAGTACGGCTCAAGAGTTTTACAAGCAACGTTACCAACAGGTATAATGCGGTTATCAATCTAATTACCTATAAGGCACTCAAAATTTTTTTGACTTTCCCTTAGAAGTAATCAGGAAGTGGTAGCGGACACTGCGAAGAATAATTGAGGCACTCAAGGCTTAATCCTTGGCTTTCCCTGCAATCGTTCTATCAATCTATCCCGTTTGTAAAAAGAATCAAAATTAGTATTTTTTTTTTAATATCAATTTTGGTAAACAAATGAGTGTATTTGATAGAAACGACCCTTTTCAGTCATTAAATTTTGAAAAGAACATAATCACTCCTTACTTAGAGGAGTACCATAATACAACTATGTTTGATCGCTTTACTGGCGGTCCCGATTCAGTAATTTTTGCAAAAGTATCAAAGGCAGGTCAAGGTGATGACATCGTCTATAACCAAAGACAAAATTTCGATGCTACAGTTAAAATCGGTAATGAACGTTTAGTTGAAGCAGAAGATGAATTAACTTACGGCGTAGACCGCTTAAGGGTTGGATTTTTCCGTTTTGGTACGAGAATTACTAATAAACAGCTGCAAGAATTACAAATCAATCATAGATTTGACCCAGATATAAAATCACAATTACTATGGCAAGGTGAGCGTTTAAATTCTCAAAGAATTATGCGTCAGTTTGGATTAGCTTTTGCAGAAAATAGCAGAGGTGCGCCGAACCAAAGATATAGCTATGCTGATCTGATTGCTAAAATGCTTGCTTGCGGTATTGACGGATTACAAAACGGCGAAGCTATTTCTAGGTCTAGAGTAGTATTTGGACTTGATAAAGGCTTGAACCAAAACAGAGTTGGAGCAGCACTTACTAATGCTGTTATGGATTCTGCTGCTGATGATACGTTAACAGCAAACCACTTGTTCAAACTAGCGTCTCTTGCAGGTAAAGGATCAAGAACCGATGTACTTAATAAAGAAGCTCCAATACGTCCGTATACAATGGGTAAGAATCGTATGGGCTTTCCTAACAAGAAATACATGCTCCTTACTTCTGATGATGCCTATTATAAGCTATCTCAAGACCCAAATTGGCGTGATCAACAAATTAGAGGGACTATTGAGAACGAAGAGCAGCCAAGTATTCTATTTGGCAGTAACTATAAAGGAACATTGCATGGTGTAATGGTTGTAACTGTGCCAGAATTTTCAAATTATATTTTTGAAAACGGCGAAGGTACGCATTACGCATACTCAGCATTCCTCGGTTCTTCAGCAATGGGACTTGGTATCGGCCAAATTCCATCATTTGCTTCAGAAAGCTATGATTATGGTTTATATCATGGTCTTGCACATATTGAGGTCAGCGATGCAAAAGTTCTTAAGTTCCCGTCAAAAACAGACCTTACAAAGAAAGGTGTTAATCCTTTAAAAGTAGAAAACGGCATGATCCATTCATTTGTAAGGTTAGATTAAATATATAAGGAGATAAAGATATGAATAAATATATTGTAAACTTACCCAATCCAGTTGTAGCAACTAACGATGCTAACTTAGTCACTGGTATTACTGGTTCTAGATGGGTTGGTACAAAACCTACTATTGCTGGAGTTGCTGGTAACTATGCTGCTGGTAATGGATTGATTTATAGCAACGCTATAGTTGAGAATAAAACCGATACTGCTTTAAATAAAGTAGTGACTTTAAATGTTCCGACTTTAACTGCGGGTCAAGATAACGGAGTCCAAGTTGATTTAGCTGCTTTAGAGTTTTCAAGCGGTATTACTATACTGGGTATCGTTGGACTTGGCGTTGTAGATAACAATGCTGGTGCTACGTTAATATCTTACCCAGCATTACTAACTGAACTGACGTACGGCGTTGTACGTAATTCTTTGGTTATTAATGTTCCAGATGCTCAGATAGCAAATGTTCAGAATAAAAGTTTGAATGTTATGATTTATTACAGGTAAGTATTAATGCAAGTCTCAGAATTAATTGATCTAGTATCACAACTGAGCTTCGGCAGAACAATGCCGACTAATAGGGAGCGTGAGTTATACTTACGCTTCCTTAACCTTGCTAATTTAGAATTATGGCAAGTGGCAGTTAACGCTAATCAATTTTTAAAAATAGTAGATATATTTTTTGAAAATGGTTCTAATGACGCCCCAATACCTAAAGGCTTTTACTTAAAAAAATTATTTTCTGAAGGTAAGCCTCTAAAGCAGTGCAAGCTTGAAAATGTATTTAATATTCCTCAGTCAGAATATATTACTATCAATAATGCGATAACAATTAGTCCAATAAATAGCCAAGTCACAAAAGTCGATCCTCTTGATAATCAAAATAAGCGATATATTACAGCTTTAGTACTCGAAAATCCAAAGAAATTAGTGGAAAACGTTGAAGATGTTGAAACAGAAGTAGATGAGCCAGTATATCCGCTTCCTTATCACATCGGGCTAGTCCACGGCGCATTGTTTTATTTATACGCAAGTAACAAGGGTTTTGTGGAGAAAATAAAATACCAGATGATTGCTTGGGAAGAGTCAAAAAAGAACCTGGCAAGCTATTATAGTTAAGGGAGGATATTGTGTTTCAAGGGCAAGCTCAAAGCGTTCAATTTCCAGCTCCTTATCGTGGCATGGATTCAACAGTAGATAATAATCCTCAGTACGCTAAATATTTACAAAATATGCTAGTAACCGACAATAACACATGTACTTTGCGTTATGGAACTGCTCTTGTTGCGCAGTTTGCTTTTGACCAAAATAGAATATTCCGTGAAATAATATCCGTTATGTCTCATTTGGGCAGAAGCGGAACATCTGAAAAAATAATTTATCAGAACTATTTGAGTAAATTATCTTACCTCGAGGTTAAGGATACTCAAAACGTAACTGTTGAAGATATAAACGGCGAGATAAATAAAAGCCGAGTTACCTTAAATATTAGCACGCTAAATGAAGAGGAAAAGCAGTTTCTAGCCGCAAGGATATTTAACGACACATATATCTATGTCAGACAAGAATCGGCTTCAGACGGGGCTTATATTAGCGATGTTGTAATAACCGCTAATGAGATTAAGTTTACTACTCCGTTTGCTAGAGATTTCTTTGATATCCAATTAGAACCACTGCCTCCAGTTGTTTATTTTGAGCTATGGTGGGAAAGAGCTGCTTTGTATAAGTTAGAGGATAATGAATTTAATGTAGTGCCTTTGAGAGAAGACTTAGACCCAAATGTTATAGTCTCAAGCATAAATTACCAAGGAAAACTTATTATTACTAATGGAGTTGATCCAGTGCTTATTTATGATGGTGATAATATAAGCGAATTAAAGGGTAATGCTTCAGTTCTAACCAGTAGTGCTATTACTAAAAACGTCAATGTTTTAACCTTTAATATTCCTCAAATATTTCAAGCAGAAATGCAGCGTTACGTAACAATAGGTTCTACTGTTAAAGTTCTAAATCAGCAGACGTCTATGGAAATAAACGTTACTAATATTGCCTACGCACCTCCAGCAGATAATAACGTGGCAGTAACTCTAACTTTAGCAAATACTCCACCTGATGGTGTTAGAACAATTCTATACAAAAAAAACTTACCGCCGTTTAGCTTTATAACAGTAGCCAATGACAGACTCTGGGCACTTGCTGAAGGTAGAAGTTATAAAAATAGATTTAAGCCGTCTAATTTATCTATGAAAGCATATTATGCTAGCGATAGAAAGTCGGTAGATGGTTGGTTTAGCCAAAAGACTAATGAGATTGAGTTTATTGATTTAGCTAATAATTCATCTATTCCCGATAATTTAGAGGCGATTATTCCTTTTCAAGGTAAAGTCTTGTTTTTAGGTAGAGAAACTACGCAAGTTTGGCAAGGAGAAGACCCAACAGTAATTGATGATGGGCATAATATACAATTACCCGACTTTAAATGGGAGATGACCATACCAGTCGGTATAATCCAAAAGTCGCTGTTTGTAGAAATACCGAATGATTTTGTGTTTTTATCTAAATACGGGATTATCTCACTTAGTTCTCTTAATCAATATCAGCAATTATCCGTATCATATAATTTTTCTGGTGGAATTAATCAGCATTTAACTTCACAGCTAGAATTTATTGAAGATGACCATGATTATAGACGCTTGCGGGCATTTTCTTATCCGTATGGTAGGTTCTTGGGTTTTAAGCTTAAGTATAACTGCCTGATATACCAGCTTAAGATAAATGGCGGCTGGTCAATATTTAGTGAGAATTTTGCAGATAGTAGAAGTATATTTTATGATAAGGTAACCCAAGAATTATTCCTTGGTATGGATGACGGCAAATTACTAGTTTATGCCGATAAGATAAAAAACCAAAGCTACGAGGAATACAGCGCAGATGAGCCAAAGGCAATGATTTGGCGTATTCATTATGCCTGGATATATCCAAATACTACATGGAATAACGAATCTATATTTGTTGCATGTCGCACTCTTGCCCCTATTACTATTAATGTCTCGGTTTATACCGATTATAACGATGCCCAGAGTTTTAATGAGGTTATTGAGGTAGAACAAGAAGGCGGCTTATATGATAATGCCGAATTTGGAGTTAGTAGATATTCGTATAGAAAAGGCGATTTTCCTTATGAGATAATGCGCTTTACTGCTGATAGTATTATGCTGACTCTACATGGGCGCGCTTCTGATCAATTTGTATTTGATAAGTTATTCCTAGCTGGAGGAGTAGCAAATGGCAATTAAGGAATTTAAGCGAAGAAATAATTATTTTAGCGGCTTTAAAAAGCTAAGAGCCGCAGGTGTCGATCAGCAATTTAATGAGATAGTAGCTTATCTGAATAAGGAAGTAATACCGACTTTAAACACGCTTACACCAGCTAAAATACCAGGCAGTATTAATCCCGCAGATGCAAATAAGTTCTTACAAAACGTAGGTGATTATACAACAAGATGGGCTGCGATAAATAATGATTCTTTTGCCGATAATTCGCTTAGTTATACAAAGCTAGTTAAGGTTAATGTAGGTTCGGTTTTAGCTGGTAATACTAGCGGTACAATTGTTGCAGTTAATCCATCGTCAGATAATCAGTGTCTAGTATCTAGAGCAGGCAATTTACCTATCTGGAAAAAGTTAAACAGCAGTAATATACAGGATCGTAGTATTACAGGTGATAGCGTAGCTGACGGCACTATTACTAATGTTAATCTTCCAGCCTACTTAATAGAGAACTTAATTGCCGAGAACTCAATTACTGGCGATAAGTTTAGAGATAACTCTATTAACAGCAGTAAAATAGCCGATGGTACACTGACGGCAGAAAAATTATCCCCTGACCTAGCCGTTAATTTTGCAAGAGGCGTATGGAATAATATTATTCCAGATAATTACCTTACGAGAGTTAACCAAATAATGAAGCCGTATACGTATGCTACACAAAGCTGGGAAACTATTATCAGACTGTTTAATGACAGGACTAAACCAGTGTTAAAATATAGTGATTCTACCTTTAGTAACGTACAAGGTAAGCCAACAATAAATACTGTATTTCCAGCTAGTAAATTTACTTATGATGGAAGTTACTTAGGATTCTGCGCTCACCATGTATACGGCAGAGTCAATGCTGCAACTAAGTTAAAGGATGCATCTATTGAAGCTAGGCGGGTAATTATTGGCTATAAACCATCATCCCCCAATTATCCAAATGATTTTAGAGCTTACGTTAGAAGACCCGCTAATAAGGTGGTTGCAGATGGGGCCGTAGAAATGCGTCATTTAACTCCATATTTACGTAATAAACTGGAGGCAGCAAGATAATGTTAAAGCCATATAGTAGAGATAGTGCCGAGATACAGAGTATAAGAGATAGAGGTATGACTACTGCTTATGGCCCTCTTGATGATAGCTTTAATAATATAGTCAATTATTTAAATAAAAAACTATCACCAGTAATTAATACTTTAGCCGACAAGAAGGCAGTAGGTGTTTTTGGTCATGAAGATAGTTTCTTGCGCAACGTTGGGGACGGAACTACGATTTTTGATTTTGTGAGAAGTTCTGATATAGCGCGCCATAGTCTAGAATTAAATAAATTAGCCAAACAAACAGAGTATAGCATCATAGCTAGCGATAATAGCGAAAACTTACGCTCAATTACGCCGTCTGCGGCAAATCAGGTATTAACAAGCGATAGGACGCTAGTTCCAAGATGGGATAAGTTAAAGCATTCTCATTTTGAAAATGCATCTATTACGGCAGATAAAGTAGCAGTTGGCACATTATCGGCAAGGCATTTAACCGCTGGTATAATAGGTAAGCCTCTAACAGAAGGTTCAATTATAACGTCCTATATTCAGGATAATACTATACCGCTTAATAAGATAGCGAATGGTACATTTCCAAATACTAAAATTAGCGCAGCTCTTATGAATACTAGAGCGCAAGTAGCTAATTTACAGTTTAAAGAAAAATGCTTTATCCCAAGGACTATTGCTAATAACAGCGTGGATATAAAGGAAGTATTTTTTTATATTATCAATCAAAACCCCAATAAACTAACTAACTTATACGGGATATTATCACCATCAAATATTCCGCTTAATAGCATCGAGCTTAAGAAGGTCAATACTCCTCATACAGAGGCAAAGTTTGATGTCTATAGGCAAATGGATAGCTCGATTCTACCAAGCAAAATAAAGGCTGGTTCTTTATCTCTTCCAGCTATTAGAGTTGCATTTAACGGCTGGGTTGGAATTACTCATAACCTTGTTTTAAGTAAAAATAACCTATCCCCTGAAATCAAAGCAATATTAGTGAATAAAGGAGGATTAAGGCCGTAATGGATAAGCTAAAAAGAAGTAACGAGAATTTTTTTCAAGATATCTTAAGTAAAGAAGATAAAATCATATATCCGTATGATATAGACGCTCAATTTAACGAAATAGCTCAGTATTTAGATGGAACGTTAAAGCCAGCTGTTGATGCGTTAGTCAGCGGTGCCGTGGAAGGAGTTGCAGGGAGTATCAATGCCTTTTTGCATAATGTAGGGGATGGAACAACGGACTGGCAATACGTAAACAGTGATAAGCTCGATAACTATTCTATTTCGCTTGATAAATTAGTTATAATTAATCCAACCTCTGTGTTAGTTACGGCGGGAGACGGTAATTTAGTAGAATCTGCTCCGAGTAGTGCTAATCAGATATTATTCTCAAGGATTGATAATATTCCTACATGGCAGTTAGTTACATCCGAGCAAATTGAGCCAAAAAGTCTTACGGGAGCTCAATTTGGCGTATTATCCATGGAAAACTTTGTCGAAAATCAGTTCATTACCAATATTGTAGCAAATGTAGTTACTACCGAAAATATACAAGATTTAAATGTTACGAATGAAAAACTTACAGACGGCATCATTACCTCTGATAAGCTTGGGATATTTGCTAATTTGCCAGTAGCTGCGGCAAACCTTCTTAATGTAAATAATATTGCAGACGGCGCAATTACCGCTGATAAAGTGCGAGATGGAACAATACCAGTTAGTTACAATAACTACCCAGGCTCTATGTTTGAATCAATATGGGGCAATGTTTATGGTCAAGTAACAGTAGAAGGAGGCTGGGTCTATAAACAGCTGCTTAAATCAGAGAATTTAAAAGACAATACAATAGAAGATGCACGCTTCTCACAGATTCTCTACAAGCCAAATGATAGGCCAGAGCAAGAGCGAGTAGAAGCAGCAAAAGCATTCTTTCCAGACGTTCCGCTGGCGTTTCAGTTTCAAGCTGATCATATAGCTGCTGATTCACTGGATATATATAGTTTTGATGCAGAAGTTCAGGCTGCGATTAATAGGCTTTAAGTATGGAAAGAATAAGATATTTGATGTATAATATAGATAATTAAATTGCGAGATATAATGATATGTTTCCGATATTAGCAGCAGCGGCTGGAGTAGTAGGTGCTTTTATGGCAAGCGGTAGTGATGATCCGCCTGATAGAATAACTCAAGCAGATAATCCAATTGCTAATAAATTTCCTCCAATTGATTTTACTAGTATCTTTGATGAAATAAGCAAAGATAAATTAGATATAGTAAAAGGCTTAGATGGTAAAATTAATCTAAAATTTAGTAATGATAGTGGGCGTATTGACTTGGATTCCCCAGTTCAAGCAAGAGCTTTAAATACAAGGCTACCAGCAATTAATCGTTTAAGTGAAAGAGCCTCGGAGGTTGTGGCATTAAGTCAAGCAATGACAAGATTAGGTAGCTCCATAGAACAAATGGAAAACACTAGTCCATATCTTATACAGCAGAACCAAGGGTTAATTCAGAGCTTCCGCCATGCATCAGAGCGGGCAATAGATAGAGGCTTTGACCACAGACAGTATGCTATAGATCAGAAGCTGGCTAAATATGGACTTGATAATAGTTCAACAGCTTTCGGAGTACAAGTTGCTCTTGCTCGTGAAAAAGCTAATGCATACGGAGATTTAGAGTTAAAACAAGCAGAGCTTGCTCAAGGATTAAAGCAGCAGTCTTTAGCTAATCTACATCAAAGAGGTGATTTATTAGGTAAGAATGCAGGTATAGAGCTTAATAGATTTGCAGCCGAATCACAAAATCAGTTAGCTAATGAAGAGTTAGTACAAAAACAAGCATTTGCGGAAAGACAGCTTGAAGGTCAAAATGAAGACCGAAGGTTAGCTACTGAATTTGGTAATAAGAAAATTGCAGAGGCAAGGCGTGAGCGTATGGCAGCGTTAGGTTTAAATGCTTTTAATCAAGGTAATAATCAAGCAATTAATGCACAGCATTTAGATAATAACGCAATAGCTCAAGCAAATGGCAATGAGCTTGCAAGATACGATAGAGAAAGCGATCCTATGAAAGAAATCGGGCATACTCTGCTTGGTGCTTCAGTAGGTAATTTAACTGGTGGAGGATTTTCAGGTGGTTTTTCAGGAGGAAATGGATTTAATCAAAATCCTTGGAATCAGCCATACTGGGCAGAAGGTACAAGTAATTGGAGTCCAACTAGCAGTAGGTTAGTTGGTTCAGAGCGTAGAGGTATGAGATGGGTGAATTAAAAGACAATTTTACAAATAAGTATTTTAATACTGACAATTTTAAAACTCAAATAGACTTGATAAACCAACCAACTGAAGTAGATGCTTATTCTGATGCCTTTAGCAAACAAGCTAATAGAGAAGCAAAAGGACCAGCACAAAGAAACTCTAATGCTTTAATGGCTGGCTTAGGTGCTGGACTTAAAGGTGCTGCAAATTCTAAACGGCAAGAACAATTATCGCCTATTTTAAAGATGGTTGGTGAACTTAATGCTCGTTCTGCATATTTAGAAGCTCAAATGCAGCAAGAACAGCAACAGAGAATGACTATGGTAAAGTTCTTGCGTGATAATAAAAGTGCTATTCGAGACTTAGGAAATGCTAGCGTTGCTAATAGCCCAGATGCTCAAGAAATATCAAAATACCTATCAAATAAGTTTGAAATTGCAACAGGCCAAAATCCTGGAAAATTCAACTCCTTTGATACAAAACAACGTAAGACATTCTATGATCAACCGAATGGCTCTACTGTTGGTTATGGTTTTCTAGATGCAGTTGAACCATATGCAGAAGAAGCCTACGGAGAAGAAACTACTGATATACTACAAAATCTAAGTCCGTATCATAATAAAAAGTATAAAGAAGCTGAGGGAATACAAAATCTAAAAATGGAAAAAGGTCATGCTGATATTGCTAATACCAATGCTCAAACAGGATTATATAACGCTAAAGCTGGTAAGACTACGCAGGAAATGACACCTGAATATCAACAACAACTGCGTAATCAGAAAGGAGTAGATTCGAGGTCAAACCATAATGCCTCGGAGTTTATTCCAAAGATTTCAGAGCAATATCTAAAGAACAATGAAATTATTTCTAGTATCGATAATTTTAAGGAAATATTGAATAATACATCTTTAACAGGAGGTAGTGGAACGGCAGCAGTTATGAGGTTTATTGCTGAACAGACTGGTAATGACGAAAGTATAGTTAACGCAGAAAATGCAGGACAATTTTATTTTGAATGGATGAGTGATAATTCCAAGGGAGCCTTATCTGACAGAGATATGAAAAGGTATGAAAAAACATTTGCTAGTATAGATAAAAATAAAGACGCTTCCATTAATATTCTCAACAGACTAGAAAGTAAATTAAAAAATCAAAATTCTATTTTTACTAAACAGCTTGAAGCATACGAAAAAGATCCAACAACAAACTTACATTCTCTTGATATATTAGGTCATAAAAATAACACTGACAATACGAATCAAGGAAACGATAATCAACCTAAAACTTTCAATTTTACACCTGACAAATAAAGGAGTTAATTATGCAAAGAATAAGAGTTATAAGTCCTGATGGGGTAAGAGGTCATTTACCACTGAACGAATGGAGAAATGATGCTTATAATGCTGGCTATAGATTGGAAAATTCACGAGAACCTATAAAGGTAATAAGTCCTGATGGAACATCTGGCACTCTACCAATTGGAGAATGGATTGATGCAAGTCAGAGTGGTTATACACTTAACACACAGAAAGAATACACCTATGGCAACAGAGCAGCATCGCTTGGTAAATCCGCTGTAGCTGGAGCAGGTGGTGCAATACCTGATACTGCCTCACTGGCTTACAACTTGCCAGCTATGGGTATTAACAAACTAAGAGAAGTTGCAGGACGTAGTCCTGATAGAAATCTGCCATTAATTCCATCTGCGACTCAAGCAATAGGCAAAGGTATAGACAACTTAACCGATGGCTATACAGAAACGCCAGAAGACCAAAAGTGGCTTAATCAAGGTGTTGAATTTGCCACTGGAGTAGGTGGAGCTGGTGCAATTGGAAAAGGAGCTCAGGCGTTGGGAATGGGTAGAACTGCAACACTAGCTAATGTTGCAGGTACAACTAATAAGTCAGCTATTGCAGGGGCAGGTGCTGCTGGTGCAACAATGAGTGCTTTAGAAGATCAAGGAGCTTCTACTGGCGAAAGTTTAGCTGCTGGACTAGCTGCTGGTATAGGTGTTAGTAATTTAAAATCTTTAGGCCAAAGTGCAGCAAGAGGAGCTGGAAAGGCTGTAGTAGGAGCCACAGGATTAGGCAAAAATAAAATAGATATAGATGCAGCAAAAGCAGCTAAAAATCTTGATATTGAATTACCCGCCGCTACATTAAGTGAATCTAATTTAACTGCTCTTGCTGATCAATGGATAGGTAAAACACCTTTCTTTGGGACTAAGCTACAAACAAAATATAAAAAGGCTGAAGGAAAAGCAAAAGAAATACTTGATGATATTTTTGAGCAAACTGGTCCTAAAAAAACACCAGAAATAGAAGCTAAAATAAGTAACCTTTACCAGAATCGTATAGACTCTTTACCAGAAAATGCGGGAGTAAAACCTACTCATACAGCAAAAGCATTAGAAAAAATAAATATAGATTCAGCTTTATTATCACCAGATGAAAAGGCTTTGCTATCTTCTATAGAAACCTTAAAAGATGAGTTTAAACCAAGTTTAAAAAGCCAATTTGGTAATGTTGATATACCACTGCAAGAAGCTAGTGTTAGTAGACTAGCAGGGACAAAAAGAAGTATAAACTCAATTATTAAATGGGATACTGACGAGGGTGTTAAAAATCAATTACGCTCTATCCAAAGATCTCTTAATCAAGACATAGCTGAATATGGCAAGAAAAACCCAGAATGGTATAAAACTTTTAAAGAGGCAGATGATTTATTCTCTCAAGTGGCTAAACGTGAGCGAGTAGAACAAATGCTAGGATTAAATCCTACAAATTTTGCTACTGATCAGATATCTTTTAATCAACTTGCAAAAGTAATTAGAGATCCTAAGAGTCAAAAAATATTAGAAAAACAACTTACTCCTGAAACTTTAGAAAAAATGAAAGATTTAGGAGAGGTAGCACGTGCATTTGCTACTAAACAAACAAGAGTTCCTAACGTGTCAGGTACTGCTGTAACTGCGGCTAGTATGGGTATGATATATGGTTTATTCTCAAATCCAGTAGCTTTATTACAAGGTTCAGGAATAGCCACAGTAATAGGAGCAGCCACTACTACCCAACTTATTACAGATCAACGTATAGTAAATTTGGCATTAAAATTCGCTGAAAAACCAACTGAAAAAACAGCTATATCTTTTAATAGAAGGATGAAGCATCTTACAGGATATACTCCTGTTACTTTAGCTAGAGAAGCTGCTAAGCGTGCAGAAGAAGAGCAAAACGAAGAGGGAACAAGCTTACGCAAAAAGTTCACAGACCACATAGAAGAAAACAAGAAACAACCTGATGGTCAAGCTATGCGCAAATTATTTGGCAACCCATTCTTAAAAGAAACTGGCAAAATCCTTAACACTAATGTTTGGGAAAAATAATCATCGCCTAAATACAACTAATATTGCAAGTAGCATATCCATATAGCCATCCATAGAATCAAATGCTTCAGGATTATCTATTACTGACTTTCTCATAATTGGAACGGTGTATAATCCTAGTATTAAGAACACTAACAGCTCTTTCATTTTGATAGGTTTTTTTAACACCATTTTTGGTAAAATATAAATACATAAATAACAAATTATCTTGGCTAAGATATACACCTAATTCTCGCAATTTTAGTATATCCAAGCGTTTTTATTATAGCTTAAAGTAGGTTAATTTAAAATCATTGCTGATATTAAAAGAAGATGTTATTTTAAAAGAACAATCTATAAACTAATTTTATAAAAGAGGAGGTTAAGAACATGTCTAAATTAAATTCTATAGATATAGGCAATTATTTCTCTTTTATAAGAGACACTGGGGATTTAACGAATTTAAAAATCCAAAAACTGGTATATTACGCAAGTGGATTCTATAATGTTTTACACAAAAATAAATTGTTTAAAGAAAATATAGAAGCTTGGGACTATGGCCCTGTTGTACCATCCTTATATCATTCATATAAAGGATTTAAATATCACTCAGTTCTTGTAGAAGATTTTAATATAGATAAAATTGATATTCATATCCGTTGTTTCCTAAACGATATATACAAACGATATTCTAAATATTCTGCAAAAGAACTTGTAGATATGACACATTTTGCTAATACCCCTTGGTATTTAGTATATTACGATGATAGTTACGATTATGTTATTAATGACCATCTGATGATGGTATATTTCACGGAGTATGCAAAACAACAAAAACTTAATCCAACTTTAGATGAAATTGAATTAATAAAGTTGTTATCAAATGATAATAGTTTATCTGAAACAATGTATTTAGTAAAAGATCGTGTTAGTGCGGATAGTTTAATATCCGCACTAGATTCTTCTGAAAGCAATGAAGTTATCCAATTTGACTATAAAAATGCAAGTTAAGTGGACAAAACAAGCTATAAAAGAATATAAATCACTCAAAAATAACCAGAGGATTATTAATAAGCTCAAAACACTTATATCCTCAATAGAATCAAACTATGATAATGGTATAGGTAAACCAGAACGACTTAAATGGTATAAGGAAAGAGTTATATATTCACGTAGAATCGATGAAAAAAATCGTATAGTATACGAAGTTTTTTTAGACGATAATAACTTCTGTGAAAAAATTCATATTTTACAAGTTATAGGTCATTATTAAAAGGAATACATTTAAGCCAAAGTTGAGCCTGAACCATCACCATCTATATCATTTTTGTTAATTAGCATATTTATTACCATAATAGCACCTATCGCTAACAGCTCAAAAATCAAAGCTCTTTCGTCCTTTTCTAAAAACAATAACCGAGTAAATGCTATCAAACACAACACATCCTTGATGTAATGCTTTTCTGTTATTAGAAATTGTATTAGTTGTTTTAATAATTTTAAAAATTCTGTCATTTAATTATCCATGTAGGTTTTATATATCAAATATTCTTGTTTAAAAAAGTATAAATCATTTAGCCATCTATTAAGATGCTGGCATTTATTACCTTGGCAAATAACCTCAAGCTCATCGGCTACTTCTTTTCCAGCTATAGGCAGGTCAGGAAGATCTGAACCTTTAAGGCAGCTATAGCTTGTCTTGGCGCATCCGCTTAAGCATACCGTTAAGATCAGTACGTTTCCTATTTTTTGCAACATCTATCACTTTCTTTTGTATTTCTATCGTTTTATTTTGACCAATATTAGCATTGTTTAGTTCTTCATTTTTCTTTGAAAGTCTGCTATTACGGCCAAGTAAAAATAGGCTAAAAGTGCCTAAAATAGCTAAAGCAATTCTTTCTACCTTACCAAAGAAAAAACTAAATATTTTCATCACCTTTGATCACACTAAAACTAGAATCTTCTCCAACTAATTTAGATTCCTCTTGTTGGATATATTCAGACTGAACAGTTTGATTACCTTTAAATGGGTCCAATATTTTATCAATATCTATATTTGATTCATTAAGTTCACTAATTGGTTTTTGAATTAAAGAAAGTTGGAATTCTTTTTCCTTTAATTTTTCTTCATTGGAAGATAATAAATTCTTTAAGGTTTTATTTTCTTCCTTTAGTTCATGCTTTTCTAAACGCAAATCATCAACGCTTTTAGATATCAATTCAATGATATTATCTTTTTGCTTTAACGACTGTTCTAAAGTGGTGATTGATTTCTTATAGGTTGATAGTTCTTTTTGCAGAGAGTTAATCTCGCTATTTTTAGCAGATAAAGTATTTTGCAAAGAATTTAACTGATTATTACTCTGGCTTATAGCATTTGTTTGAGAGTTGATAGTTTTATCTTTTTCTTGCAAACCAGATTGAAAGGTAGAAACTTGATTACGCAAAGCTGTTATCTCGTTCTCTATAGCTTGTTCTTGTTCTTTTTCTTTTTTCTTTAGTAAATCTAAATAACCTTGGTGTTTCATAATAAAAATCTTATTCCTAAAGTTGTGTTGTGTACATTAAATTGACGTTTTCTTATATTATCTACTCCTTCTATTTTTTGCGGTTTATTTTTACCCAGCATAAGGTAATTATAACTTAGTTCAAAATTAATGCCTTTATGGAACTCATAGCTAGTACCAACCATGAATCTATAGGTCGGCCTATATACATGCCTGCCATCTGAATTCATGAATCCTGTTCCTTCATCCTGTATAGAAGAAACACCAGCACCTATGCCAACAAAAGGTGCTAATTTATCATTTATCCGATAACTTTTATAAACATTAATTACAAGATCGCTGATTTTTGTATCTAAATTTAGATGAAACTTTGCATCGTTATTATGCAGCTTGGAAGTCTCGCGCTGAGAGAATAGAAAATAATAGTCAATCATAGTTTCTACACGCAAATTATCTTCAAACTCATAGCCAACACCTAGACCTACTACAGGGAAAAACCGCTTTAGTTTTAATTCTCCGCTGTATAGACTATCTTTATGGTAGCTTTTATTAATGTGGTTAAGTCCAGCTGCTAGTTTTAAATATATGCCTTCTTCGGCTCTTGCTGATGGAATAGAAGCTATGCTAGAAAGCATTAAAACAGCCGTTATAAATAATTTATTCATTTCTAAATCTCCGTTATTTTTATTCTATATCTTGTTTCAAAGAATTTTTTCTTTAATTTATATGTTTGAGTTCTATAGCCTTTTGTATCCTCTACAGTTTCTCTACCATCTTTCCACTTAACAAAGAAATCGCATATATATTTTACTTGCTCTCTTTTAGTCTCAGCATAATCATTAAGGTCATAAGGTTTCTGTAGTTCAATGGATTTAACAATGCCAGCTTTTTGCATCAATATTAAATCCTTATATCGCTGAGCCTCTTTCTTTGAGGCAAACTTTATACCATCAATAATAGTAGGAATATTCCTGTACTTATTTTGCTTTTTCATTCCAAAGCTCCAATTCTGCTTGACGTCTGCGATATAGTCCTTTAAAGAATTTACCAGCAATATTAACTACGCCTTTCTCTTTGCTAAAGAACTCTCGAGCGGCTAATTCATAGCGTTTATTATTAAGTCTGACTAACCCTAAAGAATGACCAAAATTGCCGCAGCCCCAGTTAAATACTAGGCTTGCCATAGCGTCAAACATTCCTTGGGTAACTTTAATATCACGCTTGATGACGCTATTAAGATACGCTTCAATACGGATTAGCTCCTTTCTTAAGATGATTTCGGCTTCTTCTTGAGTAACATAAGTTAGAAATGGTTTTGCTTCTATAACGTGGCCGTAACCTATCGTATTCTTACCAGCGGGGCACTTGTAAGGAGTAGGACGAAATCCTTCAAACTTTTTTATAAGATCAATACCTTTTTGAGAAACTTGCATCAATGTTTCCCTCCGAACTTTCTCGATAAATCAATAATTTCTTGAAAGTCATTTGATACGGATTCAGAAGATTCTGGAGTAAAGTCTAGAAATACCCCAGTTTCTTTGTAGATAAATAATTCAGCTAGCTCTTCAGCTAAATTATCATTGCCAAATATATATGGGGAAAATATCCCGATGGATAAACACAAACCTAGAAAAAAAGATTTGTGCAAAATATAATGTTTTACCCATCGGGCAATATAAGAGAGTACTGTCATTTTTCTCGCAATTTAAAAAATCTCTACGCAAGAATTATAACATATGACTTAAGTTCCACCAAGCTATTTGGGAGCCTTTTTAATCAACCAAACCAGCATTCTTACCTTTTAAATTACGTCTTATAGCTCCTTTAACGCAAGCCTCTTTGTAACGCTTAGTACCGCAATACATACGACAAAAATAGAAAGCTTTTTTATTTGATATTCCAAATACTTTAGCTATATCTTTATGTATACCGATAGCTAGTGGTTTAGCTGGCTTGTCCTTTGGCGGAAATGCTCTATAGTTAGATTTTTGTAGCTGCTTTAAGAGTACAAAATACTGGTTTACATCAAGAGGCGATTCTAAGAACTTTTCCTTTTCTGTCTTTGGCTTAAGAGCTTTTAATCTAGCTTCTTCTTTTGCCTTTGTTTCGGCTTCCTTTTTAGCCTGGTATCTATTTAGCGCATTATTAGCTGATACCTTACCGCCTTTGCCTATTTTGATTTCTTCACGCTTAGGTGCTACTGGCTTAGGTATCTTTGCTTGCAATCTTAGTAGAGCTTCGCCAGATAGCTTAAGCTTTAATGTAGGTTTTTGTTCTGTCGTCATCTATTTTTTACTATATCTGTGAAATCTGACCAATCTTCAACTTTAAATGCTCTAATATCACGCACTGCATCACTAAACCATTTTACGGAGGATAACTTGTTTATGATCTTATATACACTAGTCAAATTATTTTCTTCTCCTCTTAAAACGTATAAACTACCTTGAGTCCATTCAAAACCAAGATCGCTCATAAGTATCCTGATTTCATCATAGGCCTTATTATAAGGCTCTCCATAGTGTTCCTTTAATTTTGATACTTCCATATCAAAAGAAACTGCATACATATACTTCTCTCCTTATTTATTTTTATAATTGTTTCTTTATATACTTACGTAAGGATGTAAGGATAAGGTCGGTAACAGTAATATCATGTTCTAATGCGTATCTCTTTATCTCTTTATGGAAAGATTTATCTATATTTATATTCATTTTCATCGTTTCTACTTTATCTATTTTTACTTTGGCAGATGGTCTACCTGATTTTAACAAGCTCATAATATTTCTTTTAACTCTTCTACTATATTGGTGATTTCTTCGATTGCATCAAGATTTTTTGGAGCGTCAAATATACTTTTTCCTTGAGCTGCTGATTTTGGATAAACTACTCGTTGAGATGTGCTAGATTTCATTACCGCTAATTCATAGCCGTTTAAGGCTTCCAAAACATCATCACCTAAAGTTGTGTTTGATATTTTTCTACTAATACAAAAATATGCTTTTGGTTTTCCGTCAGCTAAAGATTGACGTTGTTTTATAATATCCACTAAATCTGAAGATGCCCATATATCATATGGCGATGGTTGAACTGGTATAACTACTAAATCTGCACACTTGATAGTAGATATTGCCATTTCTGCTAACTGTGGTGCTCCATCGATAATTACCCAATCAAATTGACCCGCTACTTTTTTTATATTCTTATCTAGATTTGGTCTATCTAGACCAATTACTGGTAAATCATTATCACCTGAAGCATGCCAATCTCTTGCTGAACCTTGAGGGTCTGAATCTATTAAAACTACCTTTTCATTATCAATATGCAATTTTGTAGCGATATTAGTTGCAAGTGTTGTTTTACCAACCCCGCCTTTTTGATTAAGTAAAGCTATTATACGCATATTGTTATATCTTTATATATACTTATGTGTATATATACATACACTTATATATTTATAGAGTCAACATTGTTTTAAGTTTTTTGGATCTGTGAATAAAAGAGGAGTAGATCTCTTACTTCTCTTTTTCCTTACAGTAGTTATATATCTTATCGCTAATGATTAAATATTCATCAATAGAATGAGCTCTACTAATAAATTTTTCAGCTAGCTCAAAACTTTTTATTCTTAATTCCGCTTTATATTTATCATCTAAACTTAACATAATATTTTCCTCCTTATTCTTCTATATTCCACTCAGCCTTATTTCTAGCTGAATACGTTAATTTTAAAGCTCTATTACTATACATAGCTAGATATTCAACTAGCTTCTTAATATCTACGTTGTCTTCTGCGTACATTAAGTACTGTAGGAGGTTTTCTTTTTTAATTGTCGGTACTTTTGACATAGTTATTAATTATTCAGCTTATTTATTCGTACACACTCCTGAAAGAGTTCTATTTCAGATAAAATTACTTTATTTAATACCTTAGTATACCAATCAAAAAAAGATTCTTTAAAAGACTTCCAAGATTCACTGTGGTTATTAGGCATGTGTTGACCATTTAATGTATTTTTCAAATCACTCAATGATTTTTCTAAGCTATCTTTATCAATAAATCCAAAGTGGCCTCTTAAATACCCTTTATGCTCTGATTCACTGCCATCATTTAAATGATTATCAAAATACAACGACGTTATTGCAAAGCCTCTATCTAAGCTTTTTGCATTTATTTTTATACAAAGATTAGAAAAGCTATGATTATCACAGATTATCAAAACTGTATTATATGTACTTAAATCTTTTTCATCTGATTGAACATCGCGTTTTATTAGCTTAAATTTATACTCCATTACGCTACCTCCTTAATGTTATTCACTTCATACGCTCCTTCATCAAAATCATCAGCACGCATTGTTAAGCCTAGATTCTTTGCCATTTTACGGATTGGGACAACTAGAGCCATTGCTTCAAAGTATTTATGCCATGGACTACTAGAGCTACTACCACCTCGAGAAGATGATTTGCTTTGATCTATTTCATCACGATAACATACTTTAATTTGAGCCTCGCCGTTCTTGAGCTTAACCACACCATATGTTGCTATTAGCTTATCTAGGCTTCTATCTCCATTTATAGCTGGCTTATGTTCAATATCTTGATTAAGTCCTAGCTTATAAGAAAACTCATCATCTTCATATACTGGACATGAATACGCATTAGTGACTTTGGGATTGTTCCATAATAGTTTTAACCATCCTCTGTAACCTATCTGAAAGTCTAGCTTGCCACCATAAGGTATCATCCAAACTTGACCTAAAGAAGAAGCTGGGTCTAGTCCATATTCACAACATTTGTAGAATGCATCAATCATTGATTTTTGATCACACTGTCTTAGCTTGTCATTTGTGTTTATTTCCCAAGCAAAAGAACGTGCTAACTTTTCAAACTGCATTGTGTTGTTATTTAAAAAAGGTAGTAGCTTATTTCTTCTTTTGTCGCATAGCTCGTATATAGCATCATTAGGCTTTACAGTCTTTACTTCTTGTGTCTCTATAGCCGCCTCTTGTTTTATTTCTACACGGCGGGACACTTCTTTTTCTTCTTCTAGAGTTTCTGTATTCATTTTTTTTACTTTTTTTAATTATTACATAAAATTAGCGTCTTCTAAATCAGCGTTTCTTAAATTAGCGCCTTCTAAATCAGCGTCTCTTAAATTAGCACCTCTTAAATTAGCGTCTTCTAGAATAACTCCTCTTAAATTAGCACCTTCTAAATCAGCGTCTCTTAAATTAGCACCTCTTAAATTAGCGTCTTCTAGAATAACTCCTCTTAAATTAGCACCTTCTAAATCAGCACGTATTAAATTAGCGTCTCTTAAATCAGCACGTATTAAATTAGCGTCTTCTAAATCAGCGTTTCTTAAATTAGCAGCTTCTAAATCAGCGTATATTAAATT